CCTTGTCCTTTTCGATGGCGATGTCGAGGGTATCGATGCTGGTGGTCTGGAAGAGACCCATTTGGCCGATGCGGGATGGCACATAGGAAATATCGCGCAGAGCGTCCGTGAGGCGCATGACGCTGAAAGCGTCCTGGGTAAAGATGTTCATGATCGACATGGGGATCTGGTCTCCGGGTTAGCGCACGATGATGCCGAGGCTCTTCAGCGCGTCATGCGCTGCGGCTTTCTCGGCGGGCTGGTCTCGGTCGGCGTGGTAGACGAGGCAATGGCCATTGACCTCGGCATCGCGGACAATGGCTGCGATCCCAATGTCGTCGGCCGATGCGTCAGCGCCATAGATGTTGATGGCTGCAGGCACCTGGCTGCCGTCGGTGGCGCCAATTGCGCTCACGACGTACTTATCGGTGGCCGTGACCTTGCCGAGCACGCTGCCCGGGGAAACGATTCCGGCGCCGCCAGCCATGGTGATGGTGTCGCGTGAACGCTGTCCATTGGCTTCGGACATCAGGAATGCGCCGGGGTGATTACCTTCAATGAGAACGGTCATCGTTAAGTCTCCTGTCAGGACGTTTCGAAGCGCCGGTTGGCGTTGCTGATGGCCCGCTTCCAGCCTTCTTCGGCACGGGCACCGCGATCATGCGGTTGCGGGTTTGGTGAGGAGCCGAGTTCGGGGCCGGTCCCGGCGCGCGCGGCCAGGGCGTCGATGCGGGTTTCCTTCGGTGCGGCGAGGAGCAGCCTGGTGGCTTCCTGCAGCGATAGCGTCGTTTCGGTCGCCAGAACGATGGCCTGCGCCATGCGGCCCTGAGCGGCGTCGGAGTTGATGATGCCCGCGATGCGGGAGCGCTCCTCCTGCCGGGCGAGCGTCACTCCCGCCTCGTGTTCAGCCGTTGAGATGCCCGGGTCTTCGTCACCCGGCGGCGTATGATCCGTGCTCATCTGGATTCCTTCTTTGCGAGCGTTGCGCCCGGACGGGCGGGTAGTCTGGGTACGGTTCTGTTTGGACAGTGAGGCCAGTACCTCGTCGAAGCTGGCGACACGGTCGGCGAGACCGAGGGCGATGGCTTCTGAGCCGATGAAGGTGCGGGCTTCCGTGGCGCGCGCCATGTCGGCGGTGAGCCGGCTGCCGCGCCCGAGAGCCACCGTGTCGATGAACTGGCGGTAGTGCGCATCGACGCTGGCCTGCAGATCCGCGCGGACGGCGTCAGAAAGCGGCTCGAACGGATTGCCGTCGACCTTGTGGGAACCAGCGAAGATCAGCGTCGGCTTGACGCCCTGCGCCGCGAGCTCGCCCGAACGGTCGGCATGCAGCATCACGACGCCGATCGAGCCAAGGATCGAAGTAGGCGAGACGACGATCTCGCTTGCGGCACTGGCAATGCCGTAAGCTGCGGAGGCCGCCATGTCGTTGACGAAGGCCGTGATCGGCTTGGTTTGGCGAACCGATCGGATCAGATCCGCCAGACCTGCCATGCCGGCGGCTTCGCCACCGGGCGAGGAGATATCGAGCAGCACCGACCGCACATCCGGGTCTTGCCCTGCCGCGCGCAACTGGGCCGCGATCCCCTCGTAGCTGGTGAGCCCCGACCGGCTGTCGAGCCAGGCGCCGCGGTTCACCAGCGTATCGAGCACCGGTATGGTCGCCACGCCGTCAGCAGTGCGGGCAAGCGAGGCCGATCCGTCCCCTCGCCGGGTCGAACCGACGAAGCGGCTTGCGTCGGGTCCCTCGGCACCTTCCTCCAGATTGAAAAGCCCGGCCTCGAAACCAACGCGGCCGCTCAGAGCGCCGAGTATGACCTCGGCCTTGGCCGGATGGATGAGCAGCGGTGTGTTGAGGAGCCGGTGGCTGAGGCGCAGAAGCTGTCCGGGCATCAATACCCCCCTCCTGCGCGGAGGCCGAAGCGTCGGCGCATCCCGGCCTGGCGTCCGCAGACGGCTTCGAGGCGGCTTAGTTCTGCGCGTAAGCTGGCAATGTCAGCTTTGCCGTACTGGACTTTGCGCCTGACGCCATTGCCGGCATCGAACTCGATCACTTCGGGCCGTCGGCCCTCGAGCAGCGCGTAATAGGCATCGCGGATCCGCGGCAGCACGGCGCACGGATCGGCATAGTTGGTGAAGATGGTCATGGGGGTGAACTGTCTCCGGAGGGATCCTGAGAACCGAGGTCCGCAGAGCGGTCGTCCGTATTGGTGATGCCCTGGTACTGATGATCTGGCAGGCCGTAGGTATCTCGGAGCGCCTTTTCGCGGGCGCGCTGCGCATAGACGTCCTCGATGTCGTGGCCGAGGTCCTCGGCGATCGCCGCGTCCGTCATGACGCCGAGCCGGCACCAGATCTCGTGGGCCTTGGCCATCTTGAGATCGTCGGCCTGGGGCTTGGGCGCACCACGCCAGATGGCGCGGGAGGCTGCCGAGCGGTTGGCAAGGAAGCCCTCGAGCCCACCCGGGAACGGGATGCCGCCGCGGACGATCTCCTCTTCGAGCCAGGCCTCGTAGACGGCATTGCAGAAAGGCGCGACAAGATGGGCGCGGCGATAGAGCGTGATCTGGAAGATCTCGCCCGTGGCCATGCGCACGCTCGAATAGGTCGCGTTGGTGTAGTCCGCCGTGGCGCTCTCATAGGTGAGGCCCATGCAGCGGGCCAGTTCGCGCAGGAGGTGGGCGGCGAAGTCCCGGTAATCGGAATGCGGGTGCTGGGCGCGGTGAAGTTCCAGCTTCTGGCCCGGAAACAGATGCGCAATCCGGCCATTGATGCCGAGGTTGATGGTGGCGTTGTCGTACCAGCCCGATTGCGCCTGCACATAGGCGTCCCACGGCGAGATCCCGCTTGCAGACAACCTTGCCTGTTCCTGCGGCGTCAGTAGACCGGAAAGCACTTCTTCAGTCGGCTCGTCCGAGGTGATGGAGGCCGCAAACACCGTCTGCAGGATCGCTGCGGTCAGCGTCGCGTCCGACAGCTGGTCGAACTGCCGCGCCACCTGCAAGGCGGGGGTAAGCGGACTGATGCCCCGGATCTGCCCCGGCATCCCGTCGAAGACATGAATGACCCGGGTGCGGCCCAACTCATCGCGGGCGCTGACATCATATTCCACCGTACCAAGGGATGGATCCTTTCGGGTGGCAAGGTAACCGACGGGCATGCCGTCAGAGTCCATGCGCACGCCCTGAACGATATTGCGTAAGGTGTCACTGCGGCGCGGAATGCGGTGCGGCGGAACGAGCCGCACCTTGGTGCCATAACGGCCACCCCGCCGCTCGCGCCAAGGCAGTTCTGCCCAGATCTCGCCGGTCGCAAACCAGGAGCGGAAGGCAGCGGCCTGTATCTGGCCGAAGGACCGGCGGCCCTCGATGTCGCATTCGTAAGGCCGATTGGCCCACAGGCTCCAGCGTTGTTCGACGGTCTGGGCCCATGCCTCGGCTTCGGCGTTGCTCATGCCGAACAGGTCGTTTTCCGGCATGGCCTTGAGTCGGAGCCCGGTACCCACCGTATTGGCGACCGCCTGATCGAGCGCGCCCGCCATCCACCCGGAATTCTGGATGAGATCAACGGTGCGCGCCGCGGCGAGATCCCAGGATGCGCCGACATCGTCAGCGGCTTCGCGCAGGGCAGGGCGCCACCCGCCGAACACCACGCCGCGATTGCCGCGCATGAAGTCGGCCCGGATGGCGGGCGGCATGACGTTGCGGCCGCGGACCGGTGCAAACCAGTCGCGGACCTGATCAAACATGCCCATGGATCACCTGTTCAAACGGGAGGAAAGCCCGGCAAAGCGGGCGCGCAAGTCAGGAGCAGCGGCCACTGCGAGAGCGGCAACTGCCTCAGATCTTCGTGTAGCAGTTTCGCTTGATTGCGCGTCGGCAAGCGCTGTTTCGCTGCGCTCCCGCAGCATGCCTTCGGGAATGCGCTGGACGTTCAACGAGTATCCGATCGCCATCGCGAGCGCCTCGCAGTCGAGGTAGTGGTTCTGGCGCGACCGCTGCACCCATTGCGGCTTGCCCGTGGCGGTATCGACGACCCGGACCTCGGAGACCAGTTGCTTTGCGTAATCCTCATCGATGTCGTCGGGCACGATGAAGGACCCGGGCTGGTCGAGCGGTGTGCGGATCCGCGACACCAGCAGCGACTTGAAGAAGTCGGTCGAGAGCCAGACGAGATTGATCGAGTAGGACGCCTGCTTGCCCTTCGACGTCACCTCGATCTTCGACACCCGGTAAGGCGGCGACATGGTGGCCCGCCCCTTGGTCGGCGAGACCAGCCAGGGATAGCGGCGCGTGAACTCGTAGACCTTGTGCTCATCGCCGCCATCCGGCTTGTTGGGCCGAAAGCCCGAATCGATGAACACCCGCTCGATCTGCAGTCCTGCGATCGGCGTGAGCATCAGATCGGCAAGGGCGTTCCAGACCTCGTCATCATCGGTGGGGCCGAACAACTGCCCCCGGTCGATGAGCCATGACCGACCGCGCGAGCCGAAACCGCGGATCGTGTAGTAGAGCGACAGCTTCTGCACATCGACGGCCATGCCGAGGCGCAACACGCCGTCCGGCACCTCCTTCATCCGGTAGGGCTGCCGCCTCTGCAATATCTCCTGCCAGTCGAGGGCATCGCGTCCCGAGGCCGGCGTGTAACATTCGCCAAACCCGGCATTGAGCGCTGTCTGCAACTGGTCGGGATCCCCCGACGCAAGGGCCCGGACATAGCGCTCGATCCTTGTGCCCCAGGTGACGAAGGGGCTCGCAAGCCCGCTTGCCCAAAAACTGATCACCGCATTGTCGGGCGGGTGGCCCTGAACCTCTTCATTCTCGACCCATTGGCCGGGCGCCACATAGAGCCCGCGCGCGTTCATCTCTGCCTTGTCGTCATCCTGGTGAAGGCCGCCGCAATGCGGACACTGCAACTGCGCCGCTTTCGCCGCCTCCGCCGGAGTGGCGTTCTCGGGCCAGCGCATCTGCTCGAAGCGCGGCACGAAAAACTTCTCGCAGTGCAGACACGGCCAGCAGAAATGATGGCGCGTGCCGGACTGCCAGAGCTTCCAGATGGCGCTTTCGACCGCCTCCGGATCGCCCGGCTTCCAGAAGGTGAGACCGCTCCGCTCATCAAATTGCATTTCGATCAACCCGCGCGAGGGCGTCGAGGTGATGGCGGTGACAAAGTCGGCATAGGTTTCGCCGCGGGCTTCGACGAGCCCCAGTGGGTCGCCCTGGCCCTTCACGTTCGCCAGCATCTCGTCGTACTCGTCGACGAGGGCCAGCGCCGCTGGGCTCGATTTGAGGCCCGCCGAGGACCCGGCATGCGCCAGGCGCACCGGAACGCCGGCCACGACCTTCAGGGTCTTCTTCATCCGTCGGCCGCGCACGACCTTCGCCGCCAGGGTCTCCGCTTCGTCGAGGAGGCTCATCAGCCGCGGTTCGAACTGGTCAGTCAGAAAATCCCGGATCGGACCGACATAGAGGATCGGTGCCGGGCGCTGATCGAGGCGGGCACCCATGATGTCGAGGAGCCCGTCGGTCTTGCCCATCTGGGCCCCGCAGACCATGACGACGCGCTTGTGATGGCCGGCATGGACGGCGCGCACCACCGGAATGACATAGGGCGTGATCGAGGGATCACGCGGGCCCGGTAGACCCGAGGTCTCCGGATAGACCCTGTTGAGACGCGCCCACTCGTCGGGCGGCAGCCGTGGTGCCGGCCGGAGGATGGCTTCGGCCAGCCTCCAGGCTTTCAGCCTTTTGAGCGGCTCGCTCGGCAAGGCGCGTGAGGACACCATCGATTTCCGTTTCAACTTTCTGGCGCTCGTCGATGATGCGGGTCAGCCGCGCGGGGAGCCCCGCCAGTTCCGAGCGCACGAGCCCTGCAAATTCCGCAATGTCGGTGAGTGCATCCTCGAGCGGGATCAGGTCGCGCGTGCGCTCGGCAATCCGAAGCTCGATCTCTAGCGCCCTTGCATCGCGTACCCGGCTGTCGGCCGCCGACTTGGTCGAGCGGCGCTCATCCTCCTTGAGGTATTTGAGATAGCCCTGGACCGCGCCCACGAGCTGGACGTAACCGCGCTTTTCCGACTTCGGCACATAGCCCTGTTTGACGAGCTGGCGGATCCGTTCTTCCGAGATCATCAACAGCCGTGCCGCCTGACCGATTGGGATAAGACCGGACTGTTCGGACATTTTCCCTCTTACCTTGACGAATGCTCGCAAAGAGCAATGCAATGATGGAGTTGTCTTTGCTGGCTCCACCATCGGGCTGCGGGCAGGCCGCACGCCCCGGAGCGCAATCATGAAACCAGAGACTTCAGTGATCGACGACCTTAGCCGTGATGCGCCGATGGCGACGATTGGCACGAACTGGCAGGTCTTCACCGACCAGGTCATGGGCGGCGTTTCTCATGGGACCATGGTCCGCGAGACTGTCTCTGGACGGCTAGCCATCCGCATGCGGGGAGAGGTCAGCCTCGACAACAATGGCGGTTTCGTACAGATGGCGCTCGATCTCGCCCCAGAAGGCGGGGTCCTCGATGCAAGTGCCTGGCGCGGTATTGAGCTCGATGTGTCCGGCAATGGCGAGGAATATGGCGCTCATCTGCGAACAGCGAACCTGACGCGTCCTTGGCAATCCTATCGCCAGAGCTTCACGTCGGCCTCAAAGTGGCAAACGATCCAGCTTCCCTTTGACCGCTTCGCGCCATACCGAACGGACATTCCGCTGGACGCTCGGCAATTGCGCAGGATCGGCGTCGTTGCCATCGGACGGGCCTTCTCGGCCGACCTCTCGCTCAGCGCGCTTCGTTACTACAGCTGAGCAGGCCAGAGCCTCGGGGAGAAGTGAATGCTCCCGCCGGGCAGTACCGTGAAACAGAGCTACCGTCCCTTTGTCTCGGCTGCGAGCACCTGCCTGACGGTCGCCTGCGAGATCCCAAACTGCCGCGCGATCGCCGACGGCTTAACGCCGGCCACGAAAGCGGAGCGAACGGCATTCGCTCTCGCCGCGGTCAATACACCGCCGCTCGATGAACTCCCGGATCGCGGAGGCGCGTGTCTCGCCGTCTTTCCGGCGTTAGCGATCTTGTCGACCCCTGTGGCACGCTCCATCGGCTCTGGCGCCTTGGCTGTTCTTGCCTCGAGAGGTAACCGGCCTCGTCGCTTTGCCTCTTCGCTTACCGCGGCCAGCAGAGTGTCGATCTCATCGTCCTCGAGCCGCTTGAGGGCGCCCGGCAGATCCTTGGGCAACATGTGACGGGAGGGCGCCGCAACTTCGGGAGGCTTGACCGTCGCCTTCGGCGCAGGGGCATGAACAGGCTGCGACGCCGCTGCCTCAAACAGATCCGGCGTCGTGTCCTGAGATCGGTGGGCTGGCATAGCCTCCACTATGCCGTGGCAGTCTGGCATCGGCAACAGGCGAAAACTTACTTGGGTAGGGGCCGCATCGTCGATGATAGTGTTCAGCGCCAATTCGACAAAGACATCAACCGCGACTGCCTGATGCAGCATCCTTCTCGGACAGATCCGCACCGAGTCGCGCTACCTTTATGTCCTCGAAGGTCCGGTCCTCGCCGTCGAGAACCGCCTTCTTGCCCGTGTAGTCCTGCCAGCGCGTCACGATCACATCGACATATTTCGGGTCGAGCTCCATCAACCGCGCCGCGCGCCCCGTGCGCTCAGCCGCAATCAGTGTCGAGCCGGAACCGCCGAAGAGGTCGAGGACGATGTCGCGGCTCTTGGAGGAATTGGTGATGGCGCGCTCGACGAGTTCCACCGGCTTCATGGTCGGATGCAGATCATTGACTCGCGGCTTGTCGACGAACCAGACATCACCCTGATCGCGTGCGCCGCACCAGAAATGGTCGGTGCCCTGTTTCCAGCCATAGAGGATGGGCTCGTACTGGCGCTGATAATCGGCGCGTCCGAGCGTGAAGTTGTTCTTGGCCCAGATGACGAAGGTCGACCACTTGCCGCCAGCTTCAGTGAAGGCCTTTTGCAGCGTATGGAGTTCCGATGAACTCATGCACACGTAGCAGGCACCCTTGGTCACCATCAGCGTGTTGACCATGGCGTCGTAGAGGAACTGGGCAAAGCCGTCGCCCAGGGCATCGTTCAGAATGCGCCGGTCCTTGCCGC